ACTTTTGAAAAGTTCTTAGGTAATGATAAAACATTTAAGAGTGCAGCAGAGGCTATGCACTTATTAGGTTGTGAAAGAATAGATTATCATGAGGGTGTTAAAAATGTATGGTCTGTCGAAATGCCTAAGTTCGTAGATTATAAAAAAGCAAGTAAACCAAAAGAAAAGAAAACAATATCGGAGATGGATGAAGAATTCCACACAGGAAAGTTTAGAACTTAAAATATTAAAAGAACTTTATCACAAAACCATAAAGATCTTTGGTCCTCCCGGTACAGGCAAAACATATACATTAATAGAAAAAGTTTTAAAAAGTTATTTAAGAAAAGGTATTAGACCACAAGAGATAGCCTATCTATCATTTACAAATAAAGCAGTTAACACTGCAGTAAGAAGAGCTATGGAATCTTTTCCAAAGTATAGCACTGAGGATTTTTCTAGATTCAAAACATTACATACTTATTGTAGAAGATATTTTCCTGAAGAAGTATTTGACCCTAAAGATTGTACAATTGATTTTGCTTTACAAACTAAAGTAATTAAATCTAGTGATAAAAGATTAGCAGATGATAACTTTATGTATAAAGACTGGTCATTAGGAGTATACAGTAAAGCTAGAAATTTATTAATCGCACCAGAAGAAGCATATAAACAAGAAGCCTATAAGAGAGATTCACTTACTGTATTTTTAAGAAAGATAAGTACCTATGAACATTACAAGGTCGGTGGAGGAGAAAGATCATTTATAGATTTTGATGACATGATTGAAAGAGCTATCAAAGAAGTAGACTTTCCTTCATTAAAAGTTTTAATATTAGATGAAGCTCAAGATTGTACACCTCTTCAATGGTCTGTTATTTATAAGATGGCATCTAAAGTAGATAGAATATATTTAGCAGGAGATGATGATCAAGCCATATATAAATGGAATGGAGCTGACCCAAAATATTTTACTCAATTCTTTCCTGGTCGTAAAGTAAAGTTAAGAAGAACTCAGAGATTCGGTGAGGCCATACATAGATTTTCTCAAGTAATTAGAAGAGGTATTAGTGACAGTGAAGAAAAAGAATACCTACCGGGAGGAAGTAAAGGATTTGTTAAAGCTTATCTATCATTTAAAGAAATACCTTTTGAAACATTTAACGAGGATTGGTACATATTGGGACGTATCAATGAAACTGTAAATGAACTTAGAATGTTAGCAAAAGATGCTGGTCTTTATTACAAAGATAACAAAGGTACAAAATGTTTTGACCAGAAACAATGGGAGGCTATCAAGGCATGGACTGCAATTACCAAAAATAAAAAGATTGATAAAAAAGCAGCAAGAAACATGTATAAATATATTAGAGAATTAGAAGACCCTAATTATAGGTTAGATAAATTTTGGAGAGCAGAACCTGATTTAAGAGATTATGATTTTCAAACATTAAAAGAATGGTGTGGACTTACATTAGAAGATAATCAAAAAGATAAACCTTGGTATTGGATATTAAGAAGAAATTTTAAACCTAGACAAGTAAGACATTTTATAAGATTACTAAGAAGATATGGACAAAAAGAATTAGATAAAGATCCGTTAATAACTATAGATACAATTCATAGTGTTAAGGGTGGAGAGGCTAATCATGTTGTATTGTATGGTAAGGGAAACTATCCATCTGACTATAAACATAAAAATAAAAAAGAAAAAAGTGATGAACGAAAAGTTTGGTATACTGGTGCAACTAGAGCAAGAAAAACTTTACATTTACTAAGATCTGACTATAAGTTTAACTATCCGATTGGACAAGACTATTTAATATATATACAGGAGAAAAATGACAAATAAAGATTTATTCGATGAAAGTTTTCCTAATGATAAGCAGATTGGAGGATCTCACTACAAGCAGTTTTTGATTCAGCCCTGGACATTTATAAGAAAGAACAATTTAAATCCATTACAAGCAAATATAATTAAATATGTATGTAGATATTTATCTAAAGGTAAACCCTTAGAAGATTTAGAAAAAATAAAACATTACTGTGATTTAGAAATAAAACATCTAAAAGATCGTAAGGATGACAAAAAGAAAAAAAATTAAATGTTCAAAGTGTGATAAAGATGCAGTCATTATTGAAGACAAGATATATTATTGTGGTCCTTGTGCTGTTAAGCAGTTTATTACAAGGGTGCACAAAAGACTTCGATCTAAACCCAACATCAACAATAGTCAGAACAATGTTAAAAGGAAATAGCAAATGAGTAATGGATTACAACTTACATTAACTTTTAAAAAATCAATGTGGAATACTCCTAGTGAGTACAAAGACTTATCTCAATACAAAGAAATAGCGATTGATTTAGAAACTAGAGACGATGGTATTAATGAAAGACTTGGAGCTGGTTGGGCTTTAGGTAAGGGGGAGATAGTAGGATTTGCAGTAGCAGTAGAAGGATGGAAAGGTTATTTTCCTTTTGGTCATCTAGGTGGTGGCAACATGATACCTGAACAAGTAAAGAAATATATGAAAGATGTATGTGCTTTACCGAATACTAAAATATTTCATAATGCTCAATACGATGTAGGTTGGTTACAAGCATCTGGTATCACGGTCAACGGACCTATAGTTGATACAATGATTGCAGCTGCACTTATAAATGAGAATAGATTTTCGTATTCATTAAATGCATTATCAGTAGATTACTTAAACGAGATAAAAGCTGAGACAGAACTTAGAGAGGCTGCAGCAGCACATGGTATTGACCCTAAGGCAGAGATGTGGAAGTTACCAGCAGAGCATGTGGGTTATTATGCAGAACAGGATGCAGAACTTACTTTAAAATTATGGCAAAGATTTAAACACGAAATAACTTCACAAAGTTTAATTACTGTATGGGAAATGGAGCAGCAACTGCTTCCGATATTAATAAAGATGCGTCAACGAGGAGTGAGAGTCCAAGTGGAAAAAGCTGCAGAATTACAAAAAGAAATGAAGCTCCAAGAAAAAGAAATACTATTGGATATACAGAAAGAAATAGGAATAGAAATAGATATTTGGGCACCCCGCCAGATTGCCAAAGCTTTTGACAAATTGAAGTTAGAATACCCGCGAACCGAAAAAACAAAAGAACCTTCCTTTACACAAAATTGGTTGATTAATAATAAAAACAAAATAGCACAACTTATTGTAAGTGCAAGAGAAGTTAATAAATTTCATGGAACTTTTTTATCATCTATTATGAAATACCAAGTTAATGGGAGGATACACGGAGAGATCAATCAGTTGAGAGGAGATAATGGAGGTACAGTTTCTGGTAGACTTTCAATGAGTAATCCAAATTTACAACAAGTACCATCTAGAAATAAAGATTTTGGTCCCAAGATAAGAAGTCTATTTATTCCTGAAGAAGGCCATAAGTGGGGTAGCTTTGATTATTCTCAACAAGAACCAAGAATGACAGTGCATTATGCAGCTTCAATCGGAGATGGTTATGAGGGTTCAAACGAATTAGTGGATGCTTATCAAAATGCCAGTGCAGACTTTCATCAGACAGTTGCTGACTTAGTTGGAATAGATAGAACTCAAGCAAAAACAATTGGCTTAGGTTTAATGTATGGAATGGGAAAAAACAAATTAGCTAATTCTCTTGGTGTTAGTAAAGATGAAGCCAATGAATTAATTATTAAATACAATAAAAAAGTACCCTTTGTTAAAAAACTTTCAGATAGATGTAAGTATGCAGCAGATGAAAAGGGAGTTATCAGAACTAAAAAAGGTAGAAAATGTAGGTTTGATATGTGGGAAACTAGAGACTTCGGCTTACACCAAGCAGAAAAATATGAAGATGCAGTAGCCAAATATGGTAAAGATAATATTAAAAGAGCATACACATACAAAGCTTTGAACAGATTAATTCAAGGATCTTCAGCTGATCAAACAAAACAATCAATGTTGGATTGTTATAATGCTGGTCATTTACCTATGTTACAAATACATGATGAGTTATGTTTTAATATCAAAGATGAAGCTCATGCAAAAGAAATACAAAAGTTAATGCAAAACACAATTGAATTTAAAGTACCAAGTGTAGTTGAATACGGCCTTGGGG